AAGTCTGCTGCACTAGAACCTGTGATACGCATAATCTTATCAAGAGCAAACACGATAAGCTGATCACGAAATACAATCAAACCAGTTATCTCTGATCCGATGCTGATACTTCCTGCGCCGTTAGCTGGGTCTAGATCATCTGCAGTATACGGTGCTGTAAAGACTAGCTCTGTGCCTACACCAAAGAAGAGAGTACTCTTAAACAAACATACGTGGCTAGCACCTTCTACAGCATCATTAGTCGCTGATGTTGTCATGTAAGTTAATGTGTTTGCTGTACGATCATAGTAAGCAGGGAAGTTAACACCATCAACAAAACAAATCTGATAAGTATTATTAAAGTTATAACGAGCTTGTCTAGCTTTAGTAAAACCTGTATTAGGTGCTGTAGCTAGTGAAGACCAAGCAGGTGTAGCATCTGTAGCATTAGCTATGTAGTAAACACCACTACGTGCAGCAATTACTTTTTCGTTAGTGTCTTCTTGTACAATAGCTAAAGCTTGTACTGGACCACTGCCCGATAAAGCTGCATCAATAAACTTATTATACCCTGCTACCTTACGATAACCACCGTCTAGTGATGGCTCAAAGTTCTGCAGTTGGTATGCTGAACCTACATTGTTGATACCTTGTTGTAGTGGGCTGATATTAGTAATCAACCCTCCAGTAAAAGGTACAGGGAATGTTTGCCACTGTGTAGCCATAATTATGAAACTCTTAAACTAGAGGAACTACGAGTAAGAACTGTTGAGCGTACATAGTCATAACGGTTAATGTAAAGACTACGCATGTATTTAATGCCTTGTTCAAACTTACCTTGTGCAATCTGTGATGCTTGTGTGTCAGCACGGAACTGATAAGCGTAGAACATAGCACCATCTACAATAATATGTTTAAACTCTAAAGGTACACTTGGTACGTCATCATATAACTCAAGCGACACAGGGTTGCGATAATATTCGTAAACTAGCTCATATGCCTTGTCTGGGGTAGGAAGAATAATAAACTCTTGACTTGGTGCACGTACAACATGACGTGGAAGAGTCTGCATATCACTACCAGAGTTATACTCATAATCAACGTAATTGTCAAGATATTCCTGATAGTCCATTGATTTTAGTTTGGTAGTACTTACATTTAATGTAGTATCTTTCTTGATGCGGAAACTGTTCATGTCAATTAGCTTAGCATCTGTAGGATAATCGTAACGTGTTACACCTGCTGTAAGAGTCTCTTCCTCTAAGATGTGATTCCAAGGCCAGTTAGACTCTTCGTGGTTGATATGTCGTAGTGAAGCATTTACAGCATCCTTAGCTGTATTGTAGAAACCTGAAGCTGTAGCAAAGTTAGAACTTGTTAGCTCTACTTCGTTCAGCCTACGGTTAACCTCGTTTACTAGTCCTAGATAGTTATAAGCCATTATTTATTCCTTACACGTAAACGAACCTTGCGCTCCACTACCAAGCCATTCGAGTCAGCTATACGACAATAGAACTGATATAGTATGTTGTTAGAGCCTGAACCTAAACGTGCTGTAGTAACTGTATCAGTGTTAGTAGCAGACACTAACTGAATACCATTAACAAGTTGACCACTAGGGATTAGCTGTGTCTTTACACCATCAGCGTCATCAACATACCAAGTAACACTGCTGATAGTTGCACCACTAAGAAAGCGTGACCAATCAATGCTGTAGTCTAGTATTTCATCAGGGTCTTTGTTAGGCCATTTAAGAGACATTATTATTATTCCTATGCTGCACGTACATACACTGTGTTACCTAGTGTGCTATACTCGCCTATGTAAGCAGTACGATCTCTGCTATAGTTTTGTTTAATTGACTCGTAGTCAAACTGTACTGTGTTAATTGTTTCATCACCTACAGTAAACGTACCCTGTACACCTACTGGTAATACTACAGCTTTACAGTCTAGTGTGACAGTGTTGCCTGATACTGTACCTGCTACACCTTTACCTGCTAGACTGATGTTAGCATCTGACTCAACTACAACTTCGTCACCATCTACTAGAAGTGAGTCAGTGATAATCTCTAAGCCAAACCCTACAGGTTGGATAGTAGGACCAAACCCAGCGCTTACAGTAAGATAAGCAAGGTTAGCTGCATTTACAATGTCTGTAGAAGCATTTGTACCATCAAAATGTAGTAATGCTAACGTGTCATTATCTACTGTAAAGGCAGAGGTAGGTGGAGTAAAGCCTGTTCCAGTATACTGTGCTACATTAGAAAGTCTTACTTCGTCAATGTAACCATCAAAATCACCAAAACCATTTTTACCTACAGTAAAAGTACCATTGTCGGGGCGGTTAGCAGTAGAACTTGATTCCTCTAATGTTCCGTTAATGTATAGTCTATGAACGTTTCCTTCTCGTTCAACCGTAATCATAGTCCAGACATTTGCAGAAACTCTGGTATCAGAAATAAAGAGAGTCGTTGATCCTGCAACAGTACCTTGGACTTGATCTCCAATTAAATAAACACTTAATAGAGAGCTTGTACCAGACTGAAATAGTCCTTTGTAACCTGTAACGTTGTCAGGTCTAATCCACATATCTACTGTGAAATCACCTGAACTTAAATCAATGTTACTATCAGACTCTACATAATCATCTGTTCCATCTAACAGTAATGATGCAGTGCCAAACTTTTGTTGTGCTGTAGAAAGTTGTGCATCACCCTCTGCTGTAAATGTTGAGAATGAGTTAGAGCTAGTTATATTACCTGTAGCAGATACACCAGTAATAGTAGGTGTAGTACCAACGCCTAAGATAAATGTTAGCCCATCATCTGCTGCACCTGTACCTGCTACACCCGTTGGTGCAACTACTGCTTCTGCTGCCGCTGTTGCACTACCTGCTGCACCGTTAGCTTGTACACCTGTAAGGATAATAGTAGTACGTGAGCTAACGCTAACTCCTGCACCATTGATTACACCTGTACCTGCTACACCTGTAAGGCTAAAGGAAGCATCGGCCTGTTCATAGCTTTCACCAAAGGTAGCTACGGAGAAAGGATTAGTTGAGTAGGCCATGCTTTACTCCTTATGCTGCAGCGTCAATAGACTGAACGCCATACCATGTTGTACCACCGTCACGTGTCCAGAAAACGTAAATGTCAGTCTCACCGCTTGCGGGGGCATCTGGTGCAGTGCCACCCGCCCAATCTACTGAACTAGGCCATGTGACTGTTGAGCCGTTGCCTGTTAGCTGTAGAATAAAACCTTGGCTATACCCACTAGCTGCGCCACTAAATGTAAATGTAGTGTTGCCTGTCATTGTAAGGCTAAACGCACCACCATTATCTACGTTACATGTCGGCGTTGTGCCTGATAGTGCATCATAATCTTCTGCAAGTGAGCCATCAGATATAAAAACACCAGATGAGTTTAGGTTAACTTCAGTGCCACCTGTAACTAAATTAATAGCGTTTGTACCAAACCCAAGATAAGTATCAGTATCACCTTCATGGTAAATATTGGCTGCAACATAGATATTATCTACAGCATTAAGATTGCCGTTGATGTTTAATCCTGCAAACGAGGGGCTGTCAGTCGTGCCTAAACCTAGTGAGTTCTTAAACCCTGTCGCAGTGTTTTTGACAAGGTAGTTATCCGTACTTGAGTAAAACACGGTGTCAGAATTTCGTTGGTATGCCGCATGATTCATACTTAAATAGTTGGAATATAGATATCTGCCTGAAATATCACCACCAGAGTTTCGCAGAACTATTGTATTTGCAGAGGACGTAGACGTTGATCCTGTGCTTGCATTATAACCATCAAGTAAGTCAGCATCTAGGCCACTGCCAGAGCCATCTACTGTTTTGATCTTAGTTAGAACATCAGATGCAGTGTAAGACGAACTTGCTAGTTTTGCATCAAGTGCAGACTGCAAGCCATCTACGTTTGAGATAACGTGATTATGGCTATCATCTGCTACAGTAACAGTAAGAGTAGCATTACCCAAGTTAGTAAAGGTAGCAGAGCCTGACACATCACCGTTAAGCGTTAGTGTAGGATCAGATGTAGCAGTAGTGCTGATGCTGATATTACCTGAACCATCAAAGTTAGCATTACCAGTTACCGCACCTGTCAGTGCTATATTACGTGCAGTTGTTAGAGCAGCAGCAGAAGTAGCTGTAGTTGCATTACCACTTAGTGCAGCAGTAATAGTACCTGCACTAAAGTTACCTGATGCATCACGTGCTACAACTTTAGATGCTGTATTGTTTGGTGTAGCATCTACGCCAATCGTAAGAGCAGCACCTTCGGAACCTGCAGCACCACCTGTAATGTAGTTGCCTGAAGCTACAGACTGAACGTAGTTACCTGTAGTATCTGTGCTTAGTGCTACAGAGTTAGCAGCAATAGTAGTTGCAATAGTTGCGTTACCTGTACCGTCTACACCTGTAACACTACCAGTAACATCACCTGTCAGGCTGATAGTACGACCTGTTTCCCAAGCTGTTGCAGTAGCTGCATTGCCTGTTGTATCTTGGTTACCTGTAGTGTTAACACCTGGTAAGTTAATACTTGCTGTACCATCAAATGATACACCACCAATGTTACGAGCAGTCTGTAGGGCGGTAGCTGTAGAAGCATTACCTGTGACTGCACCAGTAACGTTACCTGTGACATCACCTGTTAGGTCTGCTGTTACAGTGTTAAATGTCACATCAGAGCTTGTTTCTACAGCCTGACCAATGTTAATGCCAGAGCCATCTACAGTAACACCTGTACCTGCATCAGCAGCAAAGACAGTACCTGTTAGTGTAATACCGTTACCTGCACTGTATACAGCAGTAGCTGCAACTTGTGTAAATGTAATATTAGTTGTACCAAAGGTAATAGTACCTTCAGTGTTCATCACATATAGTTCACCTGCACCTGCCGCACCTTCTAGTACGAAGAATGCGTCACCTTTACCAAACGAGTTAGGGTCAGATGGGGCATAGCTATCTGTGTCTGTAGAACGGGTTAGTACCCAGTTAGTGCTTGCAGAACCTGTGTTAGTTACAGTGTATACACCGTTCTGTGTAGCATCTGTTTGTTCATAAATAAGTACACGGTCATTTGTGCTTAGTGTAACACCATCAATGACTAGTGCAGCTTGTGTGCTGTTGTTAGTAAGTGTAGCACCTACACCTGCAGTACCATTATCGTAATCAGCACTTAGGTTACCTTCACGCTCAACACGTACAGGATCATGGTAGTGCAAACCTGCAGCAGCAATCGTGTCTACGTACTCTTTTGTTGCGGCTTGTAATGCAGAAACAGGATCACGATTAAGCTCAAGATCACCGTCAGCATTAAAGAATGCAGCTTTACCTGCAGGTTGTGAAATAAATACTTCAGCTTGTGCAGTAAGGTTAACGGCACTTCCTGAGTTAGAACTTGCTAATACGGTAGTACGAGCTAGGAGAGATGAACCTTCTGTCCACGTGCCTAGCCCGACTTCCCAGTTATTAGTGCTAGGCTCAAAGATACTATAGTAAGTAGTATCACCGTCAGACAAAGCAGCAGCAAAAGTCTGGAAGCCATCTACTGTACCATTCAGGGTAAGAGTACCCGTACCTGTAGTGGTAGTAGTTTGTTTTACTCTGTCTTTAATTACGAGAGCCATAGTCTATGCTCCTATTATGCGATGCGGATAATTGCGTTAGATGCGTCTGCAGTTGGGAACTGGATAGTATAGTCACCATTTGTTGATGTCTGTGTACCACCAAAGTCAATTACTGCAATAGCAGCATTAGAAGCTGACGCATTGTAGATGATACAACCGTCTGCTGAAATAGTAGAAGATGTGAATACTTCGTCATCAATATCTACGATAGCTGTTGTGCCGTCTACAGAGATTGTAACGTTATCTAATAGTTGTCCACCTGCTGTGTAACCTGTACCTGTAGCTTCATCAGAGTTACCTGTTACATCAGAGTAGTTAGTAGTTGCAGCACCATATGTGCCTGTAGGTGTAGCTTTAATTAGTGCAAGATAGATATTGTGGGTATCCAAATCATGAGTACCACCCAATAGTTCCGACTTAAAGCTTGTACACATT